GTTTTCAATTGATAGAAGTACTTGAGGTTGTTTCCAAGGATGCTCATTTAAGAATCTTTCTAATTGATGTGGATTATCTCCAAACCATTTTAGAATAGGCGCACCTACGTCAGAATTGTAGATAAAGGTTTGAGCTTCTTTTGGGAGGTGCTCAAGCATTGGTTGAATCTCACTAATGGATTCTCCATATTCTTGTAGTTTTTCCTCGGTATCAAAATGACTCAATATCTTTTGTTCCCAAGACTGCATTTGTTGGTTTGCATTCTTTCGAGTTTCTAAAGCACTATTTTGCTCATTGGTGATTCTGTCTATCAATAATTTGTCTCGATATGCAATATAATCATCAATGGTTGCAAAGTCGGTAGCTTTAGGTTCCTTGGCTTGCTCTTTTGGCTTCTTCAAACCGTCCAATTCCTGACGCAATTTGTCCATTTCGGAACGCAGTTCGTGCTTTTGGCGTGTCATGCGTGCGATTTCACGGTCGTATTTGCTAGGCTTTGTCTGGTCATGGGTTACAGGTTCCCCAGTTTTCTCACCGTCCTGCTTTGAAACTTGCTCATTTTTGTCACCTTTATTTTCTTCAGTAGCTTCTTGAAGATAATTAGAGACATCTTTGACCACGCTTCTTGTTTCAACATTTTCAACACTTGGTTGCGGTTGTATCACCTCTTGGACATGATCCATTGGTTCCATTCTTTACTCCTATGGGAAATAAACACCACTTTCCCAGTGTGGTTATTGAATGAAGTTGTTACGCATTCCACCGACTGCATTGTAATCGGGTCTTGCATTTTCAACTAATTCAAATTTCGGTTGCTTGGCTTGTGCTTCGGCAATCTTAACAATGTACTCAGCCTGTTTAGCGTCATACTCTGCCATCAATTCTTTTTGCAGGCGTTCATCTGCACCCGCTTGTTTAATGCGTTCAATCATCAATTTCGTTTCATTGTCCATTTGAGCCTTGACAATGGTAGCGTCTGCATTCTGTTCAAGTGCAAATATTTTCGCATCTTGCTGTTGAATGTAAAGATTAGCTTGGTTGTATTGCTCTTGCAATTGCATCATTTGTTCTTGAGTCGATTGCATTTGTTGAGCCATCATTTGTGGATCTTCATTTGAACCAGTCAATGCCATGACGGCTTGTTTGCTTGCCATCTTCATAGCTTCTACTACTTCTTGATCTAAATTATCCATATTATCAGCAATTTGACCAAGTACCAAATCGGCTCTTGCTTCACCAAGTATAGAACGGCTAGCCATAGCTTGCGCCAGTTTCTCTTTCTTTTGAGACTGTGCCATTGGACCAGCTTCTACGCTAACGCTTTCATCGGCAATCGCAAAGATTTCTGGACTGACTTCTACACGCTTAGAAACTCCACTGTCTTTTACCGTCATCATTGTGTTATTAACGATAATTTCTGACAATATTTCGTTCAATGTTTTTCCACAAGATACAATGGCATCGGCTAAATGTTGGTAAATCTCAGCTTCACCTTGCTCCATTTCACGCTTTCGGAGTAGTGCAGCTTCTGCCGTTTCATTTGGCACACGTTCAGTTTGTTGTACGCCTACAATCTTATCAATGAAATCGGTGAACCCAGTAAGCACACCCATTACGTCAGCAATCTGCACCGCATCATTATCCCTTACTGGCGCATTTAATCCTTTTCCGTCTGGCGTATATTGCTTGTAAGTACGAATAGAAGCATTGTTCTTATTCGAGCTTTGCCAGTTCGCCATATCGTGCTGAACAGCTTCAAAAGGTGCAACCCATGCTGGAATAGGTGACAATGCAAGTCTTTCAACTAGCATGGACGCTGCGTAGTCTAGGAGCTTTTGCGCACCGTTAGCATTGTGAGTGATGCCAACAAATTCAGGACGCTTACCAATCATTGCAATGCGTCCAGCTACTCGATGGATTGGTAGACGTTTACAGGAAATAATTCCATTATCCACCAATTTATTTCCAACAATACGATAGTAGGAAACGCCTACAAATTTTCCGTCCTTAAACTCACGCTCCCAAATTTGAACGTACTGACAATCTTCTGAATCTTTCATGTACTGAGCTGTTGGCATCCAGGCATTACCATGAGCTTGCATGACGTCTTCACCGTACATTCTCTTTGCTTCATAAATTGACATAGAAGAGGAATAATATGCACGTTCTGCATCTGAACCGTCAGGCTTACGGCAATTGCGGTCAAATACAACTAGGCGAGGGTCATCAATCCATTCAAGGAAAGGCTTTACTTCGCCCTCTATATCCTTAGTTGTTGAGTAGAAATATCCATAACCACAGGCTGAAGCGTGCTTCAATGCGCCCATGTAAACCGTTATAGCTTGAGATTCTTCCTCAATGCCTTGAATGACGGCTGTCTTTATCTTGGCAATTTCTGCCTTTTGCGGGTCATTTGATTTTGAAGAAAGTAAGATTCCGTAAGGTGCAACTGCGTATCCACCTACCACTTTATCTACATATTTATTGAGAACAGGTATCGCTAATTCTGCACGTTGTGCACCACGATTATTCCGATCCTTTTCTGTCCAATGATCTTTTGCAGAACCAATAGCTAAAGCCAAATCAATTTCAATACGTTCCCTTGCAGAAGAGAACGCCTTAACATCCCTATCATATTCGTCTTTGAGACGCTTTAATAGTTGCTCGGCTTCTGATGTTTCCATGCAATGTCTCCAATATATGAACTGAATATACAATATTATTTGTATAAAAGCAAATTCATATCATTTATCAAGAAACTATAATGAACTAATTTGACCAAGTTGAAGCGTTATAAACCTGTTGAGACCAAGATTTATATGTTTGTGCAGAATAGTCTATTGAAGCCATTACGGAATATGCAAAGGCATCAAAATTATCTGGAGATCCTACACCTCTATCCCTTGCCATTTCTTTACTTTCTAATACATATCTACCATACTTATCATAAAAGTATAATAGACTTGATCCCTCATTAATTAAATCTTGATTATTTGGAATGCTTCCTGTTTCTAACCATTCTTTTGCCCTTCCCCAAGCTCTTGCCCTTGTGTTTGAATATTTCTTATCGCTGTCTAATCCAAGATTTGCAAATGTAAATCTATAAACCTTATCTGGGCATAATTGATTTAATCTATCAGCAACTCCAGAACCAACACCGTTACCATCAATACAAACTACTTGAATATTCCAAGTTTGTATAGCATGGTAAGCTTCTTGTGCTAAGATCATTGTGTCACGAGTTTTCCATTTAATGATTTCTAATATCTTTTTCCCTTGTCTAATGACAAGCACTGACGCATCCCTAAACTGACCGACATCTAACCCGCCTACAATAGGTTCATTTTTATCTATTTCTACATATCTATTTACAGATGACATCAATATCTTTTCATTTATAAAAACATCAGAATCTGTTTCTGGAAATTGACCCAGTACACGAACTCTAAAAACATCAGACTCTTCTCCATATATATCTTTCATTTCATTTATCCAATTGGAGGAAATGAATGAACTATCATACGCTGAAATATGAGCATGATCGTAGTAATCTTTAGATTTATTGAACGCATCAAATAATCTTCCACGCCTATGCAAAGGATTCCCTAGAAGCAACTCTAAGCTATTTGGATGCATCATATTGCCAGCCCATGAATCAAATATTTTTGGATCAATTGCGCTTGCCTCGTCAGCGATTAAAGCTGGAGACATACAATGTATGCCAGCAAATGACTCTGGTTTATTGACATTCCAAGGCTGTAATTTAATCCAAGATCCATCAACCTGCTTTAAGGTAACTGACTCAGCTAATACGTCAAACCATTCTGATATGATAGACCTATTTATGACTGTTGATATTGTACCTCCAAAAGCACTTTTTAATTGTGATTCAGTAGCTGATGTTATCAGTGTTCTTGATTCTGGAAGGCAACAAATACGGTGTATAGAAATTCCTGAACCTATTAGAGTTTTACCAGAGCTATGGCAAGAAGCCCTAGCGACCTTTTTACCGCCCTTTCCGTCCGCCTGCGTACTTTTCAGAAATTGGATTTGCCAGTCATCTAATCTTTCAAAATTTAGGACATCATAAAAAAAACCGATTGAGTCGTTAGAAAACCTAGAGACAAGGTATTCTAGGTTTTTTGAGTTGAGTTTAGCTTTCATTGAGCCTTAGAATTTTTTGATATAATGTCTGCAAGAGACTGGCTAGCCTCATGTTCATGTTGCACCTTCGTCCTATATTTTGAAGCGAGATGCGACATACGCCACTTAGTAACGTCTATCCTAATTCTTTTTTGTTCTAAGTCTGTTCGATCTAGATACCCATCTGGAGTAATCCTAACCTCTTCTTGAGCGACTAATTCTAGTCTTTCCGCTTCATAGTCATACATGATTTCTCTTGCGTTCCTGTACGCATCTAAGAGGTTTAATTTACTAACCCAGTACAGGAATGTTTGAGGCAAAATACCATATTTTTCACAGGAAGAAAAGCTCGATATAAGCTCCTTAGAGTCATTTGGTTTGCGCATCATTTCGCACATGATGAGCGAGCACAATCTTTTTCTTCTCAAGTCTGATTTCACACGTTTTTGTGTGCGGGTGTTATCCCTCGTGGCGTTCATGTTGAACCTCCAATTATTCTTTGAATATAGAATTTATCAATAATGATGTCAACCCTCTATCCTGGTGTTCGTGCTTTCCTCTACGATGCGTTTTAAGGCTCTATTTGTATTCAGTGCTACATTGGTTCCACCTGCACTGTTTTAGTGGCTAGAATCC